CTAATTCTTGTGTAGTTATTCTCGTTGCCTTTGCATAAGAAACCATCACATCCCCTAACCGCTTAATTGCATCTGGTTTCAATTTTGCTACCCTCATTTGATAATCTACAAATTCTGCTGACTCTTCTGCTGACAATCCTAATGCTGTTTTCAGTTGCAAAGTTAATTTAACTAGTCCTTTCATATCCCCCATTTCCACACCTAATTCTGCAAAATGGTGTGCAATCTCCCCTACTATTTCTGAACTTTCCCTAAACTCCTTACCCATCTGCAAAATTTCTTCCGTCATTGCATTCATTTGACCTGTAGTCACAACAGCACCTTTTCCAACCCTTGATAACTCAAAACCCAATTTTTGAACATCTTCTGCCAAATCCCACGCTTTCACTAATCCAATGGAAGTTGCTACGGATAAAATAACACCTTTTAATTCTTCCCACGCATTAGATTGCCTTTCTAATTCGTCTGCCAAATCTCTTAATGCTTCTACTTGTGCCTTTAATGGGTTTTGCGACCTTAATAATATCTCTTCTAACTTCTCATATTGTCCTTCTAATTCATAAGTATGTTCTCCTGCCTTTTTTAACTCATCAATAACAGAAGCCAAATTGATTAACATTTCTTTGAGTTGTGTAGTGCTGTATAATTCTTCTTCTGCATCCTGTAAACCTGACATAATTCTCTTATATTGGTCTCTAAATGTTTCTGTATCTTTACTCAAAATCTTTTGCAATCTTTTAGAATAACTTCCTAACTTCTCTACTAAATTTATTTCTACATCTCCCATTAAATCCTGTAAAACATCTTTTAAATTCACTTTGCCTTTTAATGCATTCTTTTGTATCCCTAAAAATACCTGCTGAAACTCCACATCTAACTTCCTGCAAGCCTTCTTAATTTCATCAATTGACATATCCCCTTCAATGACTACTCTACCTCTGAACAAATCAGAAAGCATTCTTGCACCAAAATTCTTTATTGGTTTCTGTTGAACTGGGGTTTTCGGTTTTTTATCTTTTGGTTTATCTTTATCTACCATTATCTATGTTTTAACTCCTCGTGTCTTTGTTCTTCATAATACTTTTGCAATCTTTCCATCCACCAAATTCTGATTGACGAATACATATCTTCTACATCACTTAACATCATCTTTCCGAACATCACCAACTGAAATTCCTGTTCTAATATATCGTGAAGCGTCCACCCTGGGACGAAAAAACTCTGGAGTTATGCCTAATGTAAACTCTGAAGTTTCTCCACAATTAGAACAAGATTTTGATACAGTTGTATCCAATCCGAATTCTTTCTCATCCATCGCTGATTGTAAGATATATAAGTCCTGCAATACAAGATTATCTACAAAATGAATTTTTTCCATAATATTATGATTTTCACTTAAATCTTTTCCGTCAATTGAAACAATTGCTTGTGCTTTTCTCACTGTGGTTACTAAATTCCTTAAATCAAATTCATTACCCAAAGTTTCTGCTATCTTTTTTACTCTCTGTTCAATAATCTTTTCATCTACTAACTTTAAATACCGCCAGCCAATTACTTTTTTGCATACTGGAAGTTCTACATAAAAAGGTGGAATATCTTCGGGTGTCAATTCTATTAACTTTAATTCTTCTGGAACTCTAACAGAAGTGTAAAAGTTAGTATCACATTTTGGACAAGTCAAAAGAAATCTTACTTCTCCTCCCAGTGATATGGCTCTTAAAACAATCATTAAATAAAGTGCATCCCCTAAAAGCATTTCATTGAATTCATTTTCAAATTTAATGCACTCTTTCATAACTTGCACCATAACTTCCAATGAGTTTGACTGGTTCATTGACGCTAAAATTCTTTCGTGTTTTGTCTTCATTGGTTCAATAATAACAGAACTTTGCTGATTCTTATACAACAATCCTTTAGACGGCAGTGGTATAACTGACTGCCCAAAACTGTTCAATTGTTCTTGACTTGTGTTAATGTTTGAAATTATCCCATTCATTTTATAACTCCTAAATTTTAAATACGGAATGGCTTAATTTTCTTTAAATAATTAAAATAATTGTTTAAAGTTTCTCTATGTGCTCAAAATACAAATTAGCCTTCGTAGATGGCTTTGTCAAAAGTTAATGTGACAGCAATTGTTTGTATATCACTTTGCCCGTGTTCTAACGAGCCTGTTGCCACGCTGGATGGCCAGACATTTATCAATCTCCATTTCCTTTCTACTCTACCCTCAGGGTCAGTTAAAATTACATATCCTTGCTTCTTGTAAGACCCCGTCCAATGTATCTCACCAGTATCTGGGTCATACACTTGTTTCCTCCATTCCATAATCATTTTATAGGTATCCTTATCTACAAAATCCCTGACAGTGATTTCGCCACCATTGAAAGTTACATTTCCCGCATATCTTACTTTCTCATTCATATATTGCAGTTCTACAACTTCATTTTCTACACCTGGAACAAAAATTGACTGGGTGATAAGTGTTAACATATCACCACCTGGAAACCCTTCTATCTGAACCTCAAAGTGACCTCTCCTTTGTGGCTCAAACTTGCTATCATTTGCTAAAAACCTTGCTGACATTTGTGGCATATAAACCTCCTTAAAACTTATTAAATTTTTTGCATAATACGGTTTCTATCTATGACATCACCATTCCACTTTACTACTCTAAATCCTTTTGGACTAAAAACAGATTTCTGCATTGGAGTATCTAAATACTTACTGAATGCTTTCTTTACTTCTGGAGATGCTATGGCGTGAACACTAGTTAAAAATTCTTCTAAATCATTACCTTTATAACTCTGTGCTATATCCATCAATAATTTCCCACTACTAAATTCATAACGAACTAATGCCTCAACATTTTCCAAAAATACACTATAAATAACTAATCCTAAAACAGCTGTTGTTTTACATTCGTCTAAATTCATGGTGTTTTTGTCATTATCTATAAATATTCCTTTGAACTCACCTTTATAATCATCTAACTCTTCTTCTATCTCTTTTTGTGGAACTATATCTCTTAATTTATGTAACCTCTTTAATAAATAGGTTGAAACAAATACACCGAATTTCTTATTCCATAAAGTCATTAAAAATTCTAAATCTTCCCCCTCTATTTCTGTTTTCATCTCGGTATCAACTAGTTCTTCTGCTGTATCTTCCTTGAGCCATTCTACCTTCATTGCAGATATGGTCTTGACTAAATCTACAAGTTGCGGTGGTTCTGGAATACTTTTCTTTATCTCATTGACATCCCATATCTGTTTCTCACGAGCATAAGTTAAGCAGTCATTTTTATACTGAACCCACTCATCCAATAAATTTCTATATAAATCTAACCGCCTGAGTCCTGTTGATATTGCTTCTTTAATTCTGCTATCAGCTTGGCATACGGCTAATTTAAGTATATCATAAGACCCTGTCAAAAATTTCGGTATATACATAGGACTTCTTTCTAATTCTAATATCCTTCCCCTAACCACTGCTTCTAAATTATTCCATATTGCTCCAACTGACTTTAAAGTTAACTCAAACTCCTTAATAACAACAGAAAACAAATCAGGAATAGATTTACATAATGCTTTTGAAAATCTATCCTTTACTGGTTTCCCTGCTTCAATAAGATAACTTTTGGATTTTATTGCTTCCAATAACAATGAATTAACTATCGCTTGTCTATCCATATATTAAATTACCATCTCCTCAAACTTTGCTCCTTGTGGAGTTAAGATAAATTTAACTTGGATAATCTCTGCAACCTTTGTCGGTTTTAAAAAAATATAAGCAATCATTTCATTCCTTTCTACTACATCTGGCGGATTATTAGTTTCATCACAAACTACTCTAAAATCTTGTAAACCCCTCCTTGCTTGAACTCCCTCTAAAAATGGCTTAACAAGAGATATAAACCTTCTTCTAGTATAACTATCATTAGGTTCAAATACTAACCCTTGAACTGCTGTTGCAATCACTTTCCTCAAATACAATAATAACCTTCTAACATTAACTCTATCTAATGCTGTTGGCATTCTTTGGAGTGTCCTCTGCCCGTAAATAGTTATACCGTGTCGTGGCAAAGAACAAATCGGATTAACTGCATTGCCATTCCCGTATAAGAAATCTCTGTCACCTTGATTTGGATTATATTCTAACTTTAATGCAGATACTATTCTTCCTCTTGTTGCTCCTGCTGGTGCATACCATAACTCAAAATTCTGGTCAGTATAAGCACACATAGATGCAACAAACCCTGATGGTGGAGTCCAAACTTTTTGCTTATTAACATAATCATAAACTTCTAACCAGGGGTAGTAAACCGCTCCATAAGAGCTGTCATAAGCAACTCCTGTGTTATTTGGTGCTTTTTTCCCATTGTGCCAATCAATAACATCTTGCACTGTCATACCATAAGGCGGGTCAATAAGAGCCATACAATCTCCCCTTTCTTCACAAATAGACAACATTTCGGTTATAATCTCGTGCACGCTTTCTCCTGGAACTGCAATCAAATTTACATCTATTTCTTCTGGATTTTTTAATTCTTGCAGTCCTGCTACAAAATTACTTGTGGTCGGTGCAACTGCCCTTCCTCCGTAAAGTGTATAAGTAGTTGTATCACTTAAAACAACTAATTCATCATCATCCATTACTAAATCCTCAATATACTCACTCGCCATAACTTTTGTATAATATCTTTCGCTATCTTTGTTATAATTCATATAGTCAAATACTTCTACTATATCTCCATCTGCATTTTTTACTATCATTTTAAAGCTTTCTGGAATAGACCCATCAGTA